AAATAAAAAAGAAAGGAGGAAATTATGATATAGATGAATAAACCACCATAAAGTATGTTTTTATTAATGTAACTTACAAAATGTAACTTACAAAATGTAACTTGAATAAAATTATAAACAAAAAATAAAAACATAAAAACATGGAAACAATAATAGAAGTAAAAAGAATAGATTTAAGTCCTTTAAAAAATAAAATTAAGGAATTAGCAAGTCATCAGAAATTCTTAAAGAATCAAAGAAAGACTGTACATTTTATAGGTACTAGAAAAATAGAACCTAAAGTGGCTGAAGCACAACATAGAAGTAATAGAGAAGAATTAAGAATTATGTATGCTGCTTATGGTATTTTAAGAGGTAAAGAATTTTCACAAATTGAAAATGGGAAAACTTTGGATGATGTACCTATTTGGAAATTTAAAGAAAAAGTTACTAATTTGGTAAATAAATATAAATAAAATGTAAAAATGTATAAATTATTCACAAATATGTTGTATATTTGTGAATAATTTAATGGGTGTGTAGCTTAGTCTGGTTAAAGCACTTGACTCTAAATCTAGGATCGTGGGTTCAAATCCCACCATACCCTCTTTATTTTTGGATCACATTTTAATAATATATAAAAGGAAAAAATTATTAAAATGACAAAAGAACAATTTGATTTAGCTTATTCTCATTATCCACCAAGTAAATTTGTAAAATTTGCTTTCAGATATTTTTCTAAAGAAACAGAAAAGAAAGATTTTAAAGTTGGGAATATAGTTACTGCCTTATTATTAGGTTCATTTTTAGGTGGATTTATTGGAACTATATTAGGTGTATCAAAACAATTTATTGGAACTTTTACATTAATATTTTGTATAATATTATTTATAATTGTATCTATGTTATTTACTGCAGTTATATTAAATAATAAAAGAATTGATAAAATTATAAAAGAATTAAATATTAATAGAACAGATTATAATAAATTAGTAGAAGAATTTGATGATATTAAATAATTATTTACTTCCTAATTGAATTTGAATCGATTGGATTGTATGAGAATATTTATTTCTTATATAATCCATTATATCTGTATATTCTCTTATATTCTTCATCAGATTAATTTTATTTGATATTGTATTTATTAATTCTGTTTTATCTGATTCAGTTATATAATGAGATAATTTAACACCTTTATAATATACTCTACTTAATATAAGTAAATCTTCATTTGCTTGTGTTTCTACAATACTCCTAACCTTTTCAAATAATATTGGTTGTCTCATATTATCTTCCACATTATTTTCTTCCATTATTATTTTAATTCCATCCATAATTTTTAACATTGACTTTATATTTATAACATTTACAATATCCATACTGGCTTGTAAGTCCATATTATTCCTTTCTGCATGTAATTCTTCTAATCTTTTAACAATTTTTTCATTTTGCATTTCTACTCTAACTACTAATTCTTTAGTCTGTGTAGTAAATGTATTGGTTAATTCTTTGTTTTGTTTTTTATCCTGTTTTAATTTAAAAAACAATGATATTAAATAAACAACAGACATAATAATTAATCCAATTAATGTATAGATATCTTTAACTGAAGCCAATAAGCTTGGTTCCATATTCTTTTTTTTCTTTTATATATAAATTATTTTATATATAAAAGAAAAATATTATAGTATTATGGCAATGTCCTATTTATTAGATAAAAAATTTGATGAAACATTTACTATTAACTTTATAGGAACTGAACAATTTAATCCAGGTGACACACTTAGACTAACAATGCCAACTTGTTTTAAAAATGTTAAGACATTAGATGGTTATACTGATAGTGTTAGTGGTGAAACTAGTAGTGTTTATATAAAAAAATTATTTAGATATAAATATAGTACTGATATAGATTGGAATGATCCACTCCCAATTGAAGATTTACCATTAATTGAACTATGTTCAAGAAAATGTTTATTAATAGAATTATTATATTTTAGATTAGATGATGGTGGTCCAAATTCAGGTGTAACAATTACATTATCAAATCCTTCTATAAATGGAACATATAATTTAACTAAAGGTGATGCATTTATAGTTTTAACAAAAGATGACCCAAATCAAATTTTAGAAATGGGTGATTTTCTTAAAATATTTTCTTTAAGTGATTATGAAGTTATATCTACACCAAGATATGGAAATACATCATTTACAATTAAATATAGATTTTCACAAGATGGAAAAAGAACTTGGACTGAATGGGAACCACTGAGTAAAGAAAATATATCTACTGTTCATTTTGATTCAACTAGATTTGTAGAATTACAATATTTATTTCAATTAAATGAAGGTAATAGTAATGTTAAAATATATGAAGTTATATTATATGGTGATTTTCAGAATGTATCTGCCAATGCACTCAAATTAAATTTCTTTGGATTAAAAGAAAATTGTGTAAATGTTGCATTTCCACCAGCATCAATTACTGAACAAACAAGTGGTATTGATAATAATACATCTACAAAAAATACAAAGTCACCAGATTCTACTTCAACAACATTAGTTAATGAAGCGTCTGAATATCAATTAAGAATGAATTGGTTAACATATGGAATGAATTGTTATTCTAATCCAGATTCATCAAATGGACTATCTGTTACTGAACAACTTACAATTGAAAATGAAGCAAATAGTGGTGGTTTTTGGAATCCATATGAATTTGGTAAGATTACAGAATGGCAGAATATGTTAGCAACACAAATTGCTCAAATGTTAGGAATGGTTGTTGAATATCATTTAACTGATCCTGATGGTAATGGTATTGATAAAGTAATTCATGAACAACAACTACAAAATATAGTTGATATGAAAACTATTAAAGTATTAGTTCCAGATAATCAATTCCCTGATAATCAAATTGTAATAAATCAATTTAATTTGGATTTATTTGATACATTTAAAGTACATATTTTAAAAAGTGATTTTAAAAAAGTATTTGGGATAACTAAAAGACCGGGTCAAGAAGATATATTATATTTTTGTCAAATAAATAGAATGTTTATTATTAAACATGCACAAATACATAAAGATGTTATGAATTCAGGTATTTATTATGATGTAGTTCTTGAAAAATATGAAAAAAGAGCACATGTTCTTAATAGGGTTGAAGAATCTAAAAATAGAATTGAAGAACTTACAAGAAATACAACTATTGATGAATTATTTGGATTTGAAGAAAAGAATGATATGGAAAAAATTGCAAATAAAATTCAATTAAAACCACAATCATTTGAACCAATACGTTCAGTTGTTAATCCAAGAACAGTTATAACAAAAGAAAGTATTTATAATGGTGATATTGAAATAATTGAAAGTTATTATAACCTTTCAAATGTTGCACAAACAGAAAATGCAGTAACATATAAAAAAGGAGATAATAATGTAAAAGTTTCAGATAATCGTTCATTTATATTTTGGTTTAATTTCCCTAATGATTATGATTCTGGAAAAGCAATATCTAAAAAAATGATTGCGGGGTATGATGTTAGTTCAAATAAATATGTTATGTTAAATAATATGACTGAAAATGAATTAGGTTATAAAATATGGTTTCAATCAAATAAAATATATTATATGATTAATAATGTAATTCATATTTTAAATTTTAAACCTTTAACTAATGTTTGGTATGGTTTATTAATTAATATGGATCAAAGACAAAGAACTTGTAGTATGAAATTAGTAAGAAGAAATACTGCAATTACAGTAGTACTGTTTCAACCAGATACATATGAAAAATTAGAATTAGATTATGTTAATGATGCAACTGATATTCAATATGAAATAACTGTTAATGGATTTAAACCATTGGATAACATTGAAACTACTTCAACTGAAGTTAATCCTTCTTTTATTGAAGTTGGTGTATATAATAAATCAGATGTAGAACTAACAGAGTTTACACATGATATAGATTTTAATATAACTGGTTCTAAATTAAAATTATCTAATATAAGAGTAATGAATGATTTAGTAAGAAGTGAAGTTGAACAAGTAGTACTAAATGAATTAATAATAAAAGATGCACAACATTTAATATTAGGTGATAATGCAACTAAACATATATTTACAACAAATTATCCAAATAAAAATTGGAGATAATAATGAAAAATGGTGGTCTACTGACCACCATTTTTTAAAAATTTAAACATTTTCTAATTTCTTTTGACCTAAAATAAGCAAACATCTTATCTTTATTTTTAACATTTATAATTTCTAATTCATTAACTTTTTTATCTACTTCTATGATATATTTTTTAAGTTCATCAATTGCTTGTTTATAATTGAATGGTGCTTTGTAATATTCTGGGAATTTATTCATATAAGTTGATATTTCTTTTAGTGTAGTTGTTCTGTTAATATAAAGTTCATCTTTTATTATATTACTCTTGATTTGTAAAATATCTACTATATTTTCATTAAATCTATGTATTAGATTATCAGTTTCAATTATTTTTAATAAACCAATTGCATATGCATCTTCTTCTGATAAAGAAAAAGGTTTGTTTTCATCTACTAATTTTTTTATTTCTTCTTCTGATTTTTCATAAACTATATATCTTTTGTATTTATCCCATAAACATCTTTGTATTATATCATTTGGTGTTATAATTATTTGCATATTAAACTTTTATTTTTTATTCAATAGTTTTTGAATATCTTCATATTTTTTACATAATTCTTCAAATTTCATTTCATCTTCTAGTGATAATTTAAACCACTCCCCGAATGTTTTTTTGTCTAAGAAAATATTATGTAAAGTTCTTTCAATTATTAATCCAAAATCAGATACATAAGTATTTACTACTTTTATTTCATATGGACAACCTGTTTGTAACGATTTAATTCTTGTATGAATTGATCCCTTTGTAAAACCAATTTTATATAAAGAAGTATCTTCATTAACTATTTTAATAAGATATATTTTTGGATTATTGTTCAAAATATAGATAGTATTTTTACCTATATATAATGAACATATAATCCAAAGATATTATTTCTTTTTATTAGTAGATGTTTTTTTAGTATCTGTTTTACTTGTTTTTTCTACTTTAGTTGTTGTTTCTACTTTTTTATTTTTAGGACTTTTCCATAACTTTTCCATAAATTTATTTTCTTCAGTTGGTTTAACTTCTTCAACTATTTCAACTTCTTCAATTACAACGGGTTTAACTTCTTCAACCACAACAGGTTCAACTTCAACAATTGAATCAATTTGAGGTTCTGTAATGTCTAAACCATCTAAATCAACATCAATATCAGTATTATCAACATCAACACCATTAACTTGTTGTTTCATTTGTGATTGTTTTAATGCCATCTGTTCTTGATACATTTTCATTAATGCTTCTTGTGCTTTTTTCTTTTCACTAGCAACTCTGTTCTTGTATGCCAATACCTTTTGCTTGTGTTCTTTTCTATTCTTTGATACTCCCATTTTTTAATTAATTATTTTTTAATTTATCTATTATATAGATATATATTATACTAAAGTTTATTTATTTTAAAAATTCATCTAATATTTTATTTGAACTTGGTATTTGTGTATTTATAAAATATATAAATTCATTTATATATTCATACTTATAAATATCATCTACTCCTAATTTTTGTAATAATTTTGGTTCTGGTATTATTCTAATATCACCATCTATATTAAACCAATATCCTATTTCATATGTTGTATTATTAACTACTAAACATAACAATAAACCTACTCCATTTTCTATCTTACCTAAATAATCTATAATTGAAATACTTATAGGAATATTATCAAATAAATTATTCATATTATAATTGTTTTATTTTTATATATAATAAAAAATAAATTAAGTTTTAAAAATGCCACAAGCAGATATAAGAGATTTAAACATAAGAGGAATTGGTCATCCTAAATATAGTTCAACAAGAATTATTGAAGATAGAACAATAGAATTTGTTATACAAAAATTGGAAAATGTTTTATTTACAAATAAAGGTGACGTATTAGGTGATCCTGAATTTGGTGCTAATTTAGAATATTATTTATGGTCTACTAATGTACCTGTTGGTAATATAGAAAGTGAAATAAGATCACAAATAGATAAATATATACCTGAATTAAATTCATTTCAATATACATTATCTATTGATATATATGAAGGAACCGCTAAAGATATTCTTCAATTAAATTTTAAAATAAAAGATTCAAATATTAATTTCTTAATAAAGTAAACTTCAAATATCCTGAATTATAAATTTTAAATTTACTACTAATAATAGAAGGTTCAATTATACTATCTAATTTAAATCCTAATTTTTTATATAAATTTCCATTATTATTTGATTTATCTACATAAACAATAACTTCCTTTGGATTATATTTTTCATTTAAATAATTAAATAATTTTAATTCACCATCAATAACATTAGTGTTTAATTTATTACAAAATTTTAATAATGTTCCATCAAAACTAAGTAATAAGACTATTTCATTATTATGAAACAATCCAATATTTAATTCATAATCATAATTTTCTAATGAATTATTATGTAAAAATTCTTTAACATCATTTACTTCCCTTATTTCCACTTCATCTATAATTTTAAATATATTTAATTTATTTAAAATAATTGATTTAATAATTTCTTGTTTATGATTCCAATCATCTTCATAAATATGAAATAAATCAATTCCTTTTTCTAAACATAAGTCTGTTTTTATTTTATGATAATTTTTATCCTTATTTAATTCACTATGCCAATACATTCCATTGAATTCAAACGCTAATTTTAATTTTGGTAAATAAATATCTATCTCTAATGGATTAATTATTTTTCTATTATTTATAATTATTTTATCTTGGTAATTTTCTTTTATGAAATTTAATAAATCATTTTCTATGGTAGAAACAAACTTGGTAATAGGATTACAAATAGTACAAATATTATGTTTATTATTATTTCTTGTCCTTAATGTTTTTAGATGAATATTAAATTGATGTCCTTTTTCACATAACATAACAATATTATTAGTATCATAATTAATATCAATTATATTATTGAATTTATTTTTTAAATTTAATTTATCTGTTTCAATTATTTTATTTTTAATAATTATATTTTTACTTGGTCTATTAAAACCATATCTTTTAGTATTTGTATTGTTTGATTTTTCTAATATTTCTTTATTTTGTTGAGGATAATCAACACCATAATTTATATTATTTGTTTCTATTATTTTATTTTTAATAATATCTGATTCAAATACATTATTAAAACCCCAATTAATAATATTTGTATTTTTTGTTTTATTTTTAACTATTTCACTTTGAGTTGGGTAATCAGTTCCATATTTTTCATTATTTGTTTTAATATTTTTAAATTGCGCACATTTCCCACTACAACAATAAATATTATATTTTGAAATATTTTTATTGTATTTCTGATAAGATATTTCTTTTTCTTTTTCACATATATCACACTTTACATTTATTTTAATATGTGATCCTTTTGGTAAATCATCAACTCTAATATTAGATACTAAACCATAAGTACAGTCATATCCTTTAGAAGTATAATGTTTATAATTTTTATAATTAATTAAAATATCTACTGATTTACTTAAAATCATAATGGGATTGTATATTTTTAATATATATAGAAAATTGTTAAAAATGTTTAAACCATGCAATTAAAAGAAAGTGAAATAAAAGAAAAATATGTAAATATATTAACTTCTAAAAAAGTTGATGAAATTCTAAATAAACAAAATTTAGGGGAAAAAATTACATTAAATGAAAAAATTTGGTTCAATAATGATACTGGTGTTCGTAGAGCTAAATTAAAATTTGCTGCAACTAAACATGAATTAGATGAATATACTAAATGTAAATTAAATATCCATTACTTTGCAGAAAAATATTGTAAAATTAAAAGAGAAGATGGTACTGTTGGTCCAATGGTTTTGAGGGATTATCAAAAAAAAATTATAGACTTATTTACAAAGAATAATTACTCAATCCTAATGGCCAGCAGACAAACGGGTAAATGCAGCACTCTGATTACCAAAGTATTAGTAAAAAATATATTAACAAATGAAGTTTATGAAACTACACTAGGTGAAATTTATTATGGTATAATAAGATTTGGAAGAAAATTAACATTTTTAGAAAATGTAAAATTATTATTATATAAAATTTTAAGATATTTATAAAGTATAAATTAATTTATACTTTCCAGAATCATATATTCTATATATTTTTTGTTCTAACATTATTTCATGTTCTGTTTTATTTATATCAAATCCATATTTATATAAAATATTTTTATTAAACTTATTTCTATGTTCTCTAATCTCATTTTTAATATAATAAAAGTCTGGTGATATTTTAGTATCTATTTTAAAATTTATATTTTTATATAAATCAATATTAAAATAACCTCTATCTATATAAGTAATAATTTCAGTTGGTATATATTTTTTAACAAAATAATTAAATAATTTTTTTTCGCTATCTATAACATTAATATATTTTTTATTACAAAATCTTAATAATTCATAATTATTATTTATGTTTTTGTGTTTTCTTATATTTCCAAATATCATTACTGATATTAATTCATTTTTATAAAACAATCCTATTTTAATTTTAGAACCTATATATCCTTTGATATGATTTTCTTTTAAAAAATTTTTAATTAATATATTATCATTAATTTCTTTAATTTCACAGTTTTCTGATAATATTGTTTTATTATTTTTTTTTAAATTGTTAATTATTAATGATTTTATTAAATCTTCTTTATTTTTCCAATCATCTTCATATATATGTAAAAGATTAATTCCTTTTTTTTCACATAAATCATTCTTTAATTTATGGTAATTATTTGGTCTATTTAATTCATTGTGCCAATAAATACCATTAAATTCAAATGCCAATTTTAATTTTGGTAAATAAATATCTATTTCATATGGTGATATTATTAATTTACTATTAGTAACTATTTCATCATCATAATTATTTTTTATGAAATTTAATAAAGATATTTCACAATCAGATATATTACTATTAACAGGATTACATACTGTACATAGTGTACTTTTACTTTTTAATCTATTATAAAATATATTTTTAGGTATATTAGATATATGTCCATTGCACTGATATATAAATTCATAATTATCATAGTCTATATCAATTATATTATATTTTTCATATTTTTCAATTATTTTGTTCCTTCTAGTATTCTTTGTTTTTAATTTATTTGATTGTAATTTAGATATATTATCTACCCCATATTTTTCTATACTTGTCTTAACATATTTATTATAATTATTATAATTTTCATCACCATATCTTTCATTTTTAGTAATTTTACATTTTTCCACATTATTATAATTTTCATCACCATATTTTTCCTTTTTACCTTTTTTAATTTTATTGATATGTTCTTGTGTTTTTGCTGGGTGATTAACACCATATTTTTCAATACTTGTCTCAACATATTTATTATGATTATTGTAATTTTCATCACCATATCTTTCCTTTTTACTTTTTTTAATCTTAATTGATTTACATTTTGTACAATAATATAATCCATCATCTATAATATTAATATTATATGTTTTAAATCTCATTTTTTTTTCTTTACCACATATATCACAAGCAGTATCAACTAAAATAGGACTACCTATTATTAAATCTTCTATTTTGATATTTACATAATCACCAATTTTTAAAATATATCCTTTTTTTCTATAATATGTGATATTTCTCATATTTATATACATTGTCACTTCTTTATTTAATATCATAATAAATTATTTTTATTATTATATATAAAGAATAAAAGGTCAAAGTATATAATAGTTATTGATATTTTAAACCTAATTTTTTTAATATATAATTAAAAAATAAATAAACTTAATGTTTAAGGTGTTTTTAAGAAATATAATTTATAAGTTGATTTCATTAATAGAAAAATATGAGTATAGGAATCATACTTTTGATGAAGATAATGTGTTTGATAAAATTATTAATATAATTGGTGTAGAAAATTATGAAATAGAAACAGATTATGGATTTGTACCATTTACTGAAATAAATTTAACATCACCATTAACACTATATAGATTAGAACTAGAAAATGGTGACTGGTTAGAATGTGCAGATAATCATATTGTATTTACTGAAGGTCATGACCAAAAATTTGTTAGAGATTTAACTATTGATGATTATGTATTATGTAGGGATGATTTTTATAAAGGAATAAAAGTAAAATCAATTAAAAACATGAAGTCTAAAATATCTATGGTAGATATTACAATAGACACACCAGAAATGAGTTATTTTTCAAATAATATACTTTCACATAATACAATTTCTGCAGCCATTACCATCCTTCACTATTGTCTTTTTAATAAAGATAAAGGGGTTATGATTGTTGCTAATAAAGGAACAACAGTTGAAGAAATTGTTAGTAAAATAAAAAATATTTATAAATTATTACCGTTCTTTTTAAAACAAGGAATTGTAAATTGGAATTTATCTAGTATTGTGTTTGAAAATGGTTGTAGAATTAAAACAGATAAAAGAACAAAAGAACCAGCGATTGGTTTTACCATAGATTTTCTATACATAGATGAGTTTGCTCATATTCCAAATAATATTATTGAACAATATTATACTGCTGTTGTACCTATTGTATCATCTGTTGATAATCCAAGATTTGTAATAACATCAACTCCAAAAGGTATTAATTTATTTCATAAAATGTTAGTAGGTGCAGAATTACCTGAATATGATCCAAATTGGAATGGATTTAGAGCAATGCGTGTTTATTGGTGGCAGATAAAAGGTAGAAGAGATGTTAAGATTTTCCTGAATCAACATATATTAGATAAATACAAAGTTAAATCTAAAGATATTAAAAAATATCTTGTTGAACAAGGATATGATATTTATGATAAATTAGAAAATAATAGAGAGGGTATATTTATACACCACAAAAAAGATGACGATAAAACAGAAATAGAACACATAAGAAGTTTAAGATATGAATTAATACCATTAAGTGAATTAGGATCAGTTACAAATTGGGAAGAACAACAAACAAAAATTATTGGTGGGGAAGATAATTTTAAACAAGAATATGACCTACATTTTTTAAGTGGTGGTAAAATGTTATTTGATAGTGTAACTATTGAAAAAATGGCAGAAGAACAATTTGATTTTAGTTATATAGATGTACCAGTAATAACTAATAAATTAAAATTCCCTTATAATGGACTATCATTTGTAAGAGATAAACCGGATTTATTTAAATTAGAAGAAGCTAAAAATTATCACATATTTATATCTGTCGATTTAGCAGAAGGGTTAGGTAGTGATTATAGTGTTATTAATATTTTTAGACTATTACCTAAAAGTAAAGAAGAGTTATTATTTTATAAAAGTAGGATAACTGATATGTATGACCATTTTAAATTAGAACAAATAGGTATTTTTAAATCAAATATTTATTCAGTTAAAGAAGTTGCACACATCTTATATTTATTGGCATTTGAATTATTTAATGAAGATAATGTTAGAGTTACTTTAGAAAGAAATACTTATGGTGATGAATTACTAGCTCATATTCCACATGTATTTAATGATAATAATAATTACTCGAACCACGTTTTTGTAAGATATAAACATAGGGTTGAAGAAAAGACAACTAAATTAGGTATTAAAATTAACAGTAATAAAAAATTATTAGTAAAAGATTACCAAACAAATACTAAGAAGGGTAATATAATAGTCCATGATCAATATACTATTACTGAAATTAGTACATTTACTAAACATGAAACACCAGGTGGTGATATTACATATAAAGCTGAAAGTGGTCATGATGATGCCATTATGACAGCCATTGTTTTATCTAGTATATTTGGAATGATTGCATATAAAGATTCTATTGATAATTTAATTGAATCAATGGGGTCTTCATTATCTAGTATAATAACTAGTTTTATTAATGAATATGAAAAGGATAATGCAGATTTGAATACTATTTCAAGTGGTTATAGAAAAGTTTATAACACAAGTAATAATAATTTACCACCAATTGATCCAAGAAATCCAATGGCAATTCAACAGTCATATGGAAATAGAAATGGTATGTTTTCACCTAAGCAACCAAATTTTTCAAATAGAACAAGAAAATAATGTCAAAAAAATTAACAACAATTGAATTCATAAAAAGATCAAATATAATTCATAATAATTTTTATAATTATAATAAAACAAATTATATTAATAATATGACAAAAGTTATTATAATTTGTCCTGTTCATGGTGAATTTCAACAAATACCTTCTTCACATTTAAAAGGTAAAAAATGTATTTATTGTGTAGGTAATAAAAAGTCAACAACAGAAGATTTTATTAAAAATGCTAATATTGTTCATAATAACAAATATGATTATTCTTTAGTAAAATATATTAACAATTCAACTCTTGTAGATATAATATGTCCTATTCATGGTATATTTCATCAAATACCTACTGCACATATTAATAAAAAACAACAGTGCCCATATTGTAAAAAAAATAAAAAATTAACAACAATTAAATTCATAACAAGAGCAAATAACATACATAATAATAAATATGATTATTCATTAGTAGAATATATAAATGCAAAAACTAATATTAAAATTATTTGTCCTGTTCATGGTGAATTTTTACAAAATCCAGATAATCATATAAGAAAAAAATATGGATGTCCAATCTGTAATAGCAGTAAAGGTGAAATTAAAATTAAAAAAATATTAGAATCTAAAAATATAAAATATGAAATACAAAAAACGTTTAAAAATTGTAAATATAAACAATCTTTAAAATTTGATTTTTATTTAATAGATTATAATACTTGTATTGAATATGATGGTGAACAACACTTCATTAAATATAGATTTGAAAAAAATGAAGAAAAATTAAAAATTAGACAATTAAGAGATTCTATTAAAAATGAATTTTGTTTAAATAATAATATAAGTCTTATAAGAATTAATTTTGATGATGATATAGAATATAAATTAAACAAATTATATTTTTTAATATAAAATATATTAAAATATTATTATTATTATGGCTAAAATAAAAGAATTACCTTTTAAGATTACATCAGAAAAACTTGATAGTCTTATAAATACATTAAGAGATTTATCTAGTATAGATAAAAAGAGTATATTTAAAATAGATAATAAACACACACTCATTTATTCCAAAGTAGGTGAAGGTAGTTCAATTAATTGTTTTAAATCTTTTGTTTATAATACTAAGGAATTATTTGATATGGATGATTTTGAAGAAGTAATTAATTATATTGTAAATGATAATAAAGAAATGTTTAGAAAATTACAAATATTAAATTCATTTAATGAAAATGTTACAGGAAAAATATATTATGATAAATTGGGTGAAGACTATTTTACAGAAAAAATATCCATTAAAACAGGTACAAAGTTAAAACTTAATCTGCTTGGTGGTGATCCATTATCAATTAATAGTAAAATATCTGTTGCTGTTATTAAAGAAACTATGAATATTGAAAATTCTAATTTTAATTTTAATTTAAATTCAGATGATTTTTTAAATATTAAAAGATTATCCTCTAACGATACAGTAAGTGATATATTTTATATGAATACAATTGAAAAAGATGGTAAATTTTATGTTTCATTGGGTGAATCTTCTTGGGATTTAACATTATCAGAAATTGAATATGAACAAAGTAGAACACTTGCATTTCCTAAAAAATATTTTAAAAGTATTAGTGTTGATGGTGATAGTTCAAAAGTTTATGTATTTGATAATATGTTAATGGTTGAAACTGAAAATTCTAATATGTTAATTAGTACTGAAATTACATCATGATTAAATTAGGTATAGTTTATAAGGATAATAAAATAATTAATCATAGGTCACTATTAAAAGTCCTATTAAATCGTTTAGTGAAATCTATAAATTATATAGTTTCAAATTCTTGTTTCATTCTATCATAACTTCTTAGATCAATTTCTTGATGTTCGTCCATTAGAGGATAGTCCACAAGCGTAAATTCGGGATAACGCAACCCTATTATTTTTTCCCCTTCTTTTTTAATGTTTATTGTAGCATTTAAATCTCTATTATGATTTGTATTACATTTTGGACAAATCCATTCTCTGTCTTTTAATGTCAACTTATCATTTTTATATCCACAACAACTACATAATTTACTTGAAGGAAACCATCTATCAATTTCAATTATATGTCTTCCATACCATTCTGCTTTATATTCTAAAATTATTTTAAATTTTCCTAATGATAATTCTTGAATACTTTTGGCTAATTTGTGATTTTTCAACATTCCTTTTACATTTAAGTCTTCAATTACTATCACTTGGTTTTCATTAAGTAATTGATTACTAACATAATGTAAATAATTTTCTTTTTGATTATTTAATTTTTCATAAAATTTTGTAAGTTTTATTCTTGCTTTATTTTTATTTTTACT